CCATATATTGGAAATCAAGAAAGAAATGCCTCCATTGTGATAGAAGGGGATCCTTTCGCTTTTATCAATAGAATGACCCAAAATATTGATAAACGCAGTGCATTTTTTGATATGACTGAGGCTGAGATTTCCAATCTACAACCAATGATACGGTTGTTTAAAATTATTGAGAAAGACGATGGCTCAGGCGTGGAAGAAGAAGTGGAGATGGAATTTGATACAAGTTTGACGGATATTAGCTACTTTTTAGCGGATAGTCGACGCCGAGGGACAGGTGTGGGTATCAAAGATTTTAATATTTCTTATGAAGCTGATAATCCTTTTGCCATAACTAAAAGTATTAAAGCTAAACTAACCTTACACGCAGCCAGCTTTGATGAACTTTTGCGTTCTCGTGTGAATTCGAAGAAGCAGTCATATTCTTATATCGATCTTGCATTGAAGACCGGGGGTTCAACGGGCAAATTGGTGGAATTGCAGACTGCAATAGAAAATAATAAAATTAACTCAAAAGCGGCTAATGAGGCTATTGAGAATTTATCTAAACTTTTGTTTCGCCTTAAGGTGGTTATTGGTTGGGCCAGTCCCGTGGGTGGCGCCTCTTTTGGGGGAGATATTTTAAGTTCAAAACTCAAAGACGCTATTTATCAATCTTGCATTACTTTGAATTTGACACCTACAATTCATGAATTCAATTTTGATGACACCGGGAGAATTGATTTTACTATTAATTATTTAGCGTATGTTGAGGACTTTTTCGATCAGCCTAAGTTTAATATCTTCAGTGATCCGTTTGTAGCCGTCCGACAACTAACGCGCCGACTTCAAATTAAAGAATTAAATCAGAAATGTGATAGTGAGGGGGCATCAGAGATGAAGATTGCCCAAAAAGAACTAGTTGAGCGAGATCGCGCCACAGCCCTAAGGACGCTTGTGGAGCAAATGATCAAGTCTAAAAAGATTTGCTACATGACCATGAGTTTGGCTGAAATGGCCGCATACAATAGAGACGGACCTCAACTGGCTGCTGGTGAATATGAGCATATAATTAGGCAAATTTATGCTGGCCCCACTACGTTTGGGAGCCCAACCCAAGAAACGAGAGAAGCCGTTAATGAAGAACTAGCTCTTTTAAGTGATCCGAGCACAACAAGTTCTGAAGTGGCACCTATTGATTCAATTCGAACTATTAGTTTTGTTTATTTGTCTGATTTGATGGATGTGATATTGGAAGGCATTGGCGGCCTTTTGGAAGCAATGCCTGGGGCGATTGATTATAATTTACCCAATAGCAAAGAAAAAGATAGAGAAAAACAAAACTATGAACGCTACAAGGAAAATTTCAAGAAATATCGCTTAGTGTTAGGCCCCCTGGAGATCAACAATGCAAGTAAAGGGGGAGAGGTGACCAATAGTGCTTTTGTATCATTGGGGGATGTTCCCATATCGATGCGATATTTCTTAGAGTGGCTAACCAAGAAGATGCTAAAGAAAGATGAAATTATATACCCGCTTCCTAAGTTTACAAATGACTTTATTAATGAATTATTGAGGAATTTTTTAAACACCGATCAATGCTTCAATAACGAAGCTCGACAGCCTACAAGGCTGTCTCAAACTGCCCTAACAGCTTACACTGAAGATGAATACGACGAGCTAACTGAAAAAATAATGAATCAAAAGCTAATCGAGCCTGACATGATGCCGCGACGTTTAAGGATGTCGAGAGTTCAACCTGACGAAACCCCAATATTGAGTGTTAATGGAAATCGAGAACAAAACCTTCATAATCCTGGAATTGATAAAGAAATAAACTATATGGTATATTATGCATCCCGCACACAACCGGTTGAATTAATGAATGGTAATCGCGGCGAAGACCATAATCGTGGAATATGGCATTATCAAATTGGTCGAGACCGAGGAATAGTGAAAAACATACAACTCAAAAAAACGAACTCACCGGGACTCAAGGAGGTTCGATTTGAACAACAAGGATACGATGGTTTACAACAATTGAGAGAGATGTATGATGCAACAATCGATTGTTATGCTGACGTTTGTGCTTTTCCAGGCAACTATATTTATATATCTCCAGATGGGTTTTCTCCGGGTGCTGCAACTATCAATATGGATTTAACACAATTTGGTGTGGGTGGTTATTATATGATTATTCGTTCCGAACATTCATTTGGGCCTGGAAAAGCGGAAACTATAATTACTGCCAAATGGGTAGCGGAGATTGAGTCTGCTGCTGCGAGAAGTGCCAATTCAGAAGATAAAACCAGCAGTAAGTGCGATTCTGTCAAGTCACAGAGAGAGATAGCCAGCCAAGGCTAAGGGAGGGAGAAGTGTCCCAATACGATAAATTGCCATTTTTAAAGTCCCTTTCGGGGTATCCTCTGGAGGCAGCATATGTCTCTCCGACAGTTTCTGATGGGACTGCCTTGAGGTTCTATAAGAAGACTATTTTTGAAGAATCTACGGTAAGTTTGGATTATGAAAATTTGATTAATTTCAACTTCGGGGAAAAGCTTTTATATGGAAGGGTAAATCAGAGGTATATCCCAATTGAGGGGAACTTTGGTAGCAGGGGTTTAAAATACTTTAGTCGGAACCAAACAGTATCAACACCCCAGCGAGCTGCCAATTATGTGGTTGATGCATTTAATGCCATGGCTGTTCAATTTGATAAATGTGCGCTTTTGGGCAAGATCAACACAAAAGACCCGTTTTTGAGCAGCCTCGTAGTCCATAGAGCATACGAGAACCCCAGAGCACTATATGATTCGTATTATAATTCTTATGTTTCAGCTATTCAGAATAATTTTAAAAAAAGCCATATCCAGGTAAAGGATTTTGACGATTTTCTTGTTGAGATTTATGAAGCTTTAAAGCGGAGCGTTCGAGTGCTTCCCTTCACTTATACTGGGTTTATTAAAAGCCGCTATTGTCCGGTTTCGGTTTCTGGTATGTCAATTGACATTGCCCCTTTGGACCCAAATGATGATGTTAGGAAGATTTCTGGTTTTTATGAAAGTAAAAATTGGGATTTCTTCTTGAATACGTGTCGAACTTATGGCTTCATGGTCGATAAGAATATCCCCTGGAGGATAGTGGCGGATATAGGCTCCAGCGAGATGATACAACGCGCTCAACATTACTCTCTAAATTCAACTCAGGATATCCTGAATGGCCAATATATAGCGGCTTATTTGTATTATTATAGAGCCTTCAAATCACGTCTTTTGTCTTTTTATGATCGAATTAAGCCTTCGGTAATAGTCACTTTGGAAAATTGCAACGGGCGCACCATAAATAGGTTGACTTACCCTAAGAAGTATGGTAGCATAATTGACATCAATGATTTGTTTGCTGAGGAAGTGTTTTTAAGGCTGTATTTTAAACTGCGCTTTTTAGAGGAAGAAGTGTTGTTTGATGATAACGAAAAGGAAATCATGGTTGATGATTTAATTGAAATATCCAACAATGGTCAGCTTGAGCTGGCTTTGGGATATTTTGAGAGAGTTGTAAATAAACCATTTGACTATAATGGCTCATTGAGTTACATTGTTCGACGAATGCAGAAATCTGAAAAGAGGTAGTATTGTATTTTCAAACTTTGGATGATAAAAGTGAATGCATCGGGGTTTATACCGGTGGGGAACTTCATTTTGAGAGTGTGCCCTCCAACCTTACGCGGACGTGGAAATACACTGGCTCTATTCGAGATCCTAAAGTGGAGTATGCTTGGTTGTATGCCAATGGGGCTTCGTTGAGTGATGTTTGCCCCCCCGAGTTGAGAGACGGGTTGAAGAAAGCACAGAAGATTTTTTTGGCTCATGTGAGGGCTTTTGAGCTTGCAAGGGTGAATCTTCGTGAGCATTGCTTTTACGATCTTATACCTAAAACTTTTTTAATGGAATTTTGTGAAATTAGAAACAAAATCACAAAGCATGTTTTTGAGAATTATGAAAAACCAGAGAATTATGATTTATTGGTTGACGTTCATAAGCTTATTCATAAAATTCTTTATCAAGATTTGAATCTTGATAAAGAGGATTGCTGGAACTTGTTTCACCACACACTTGATCGGCGTAAGTTTAAAGAATTGCTAAAGGGGCCAAAATACATACAATATAACCTTTTTGGGGCGGTTACCGGTCGCTTGACAACCGATCCCGGTTCATTCCCCATCTTGACTTTGAAAAGAGACTTCAGAAAGCTTATTAAACCTAATAATGATTGGTTTGTTTCTCTAGATCACAATGGAGCAGAAGTTAGAGCTTTTTTGCAGCTTGCCGGTTTCAAGCAGCCTGCGGGAGATGTTCACGAGTGGAATATTAAAAATTTATTTAACGGCAATGTTGATCGGGATACTGCTAAGACTTTGTTTTTTAAGTGGCTTTACAACCCTGAGTCTAACGCAATCAGGACTGTTCACTATGATCGTAAAAAGGTTGTTGAGAAGTGGCACGAAAATGGACACATTGTTACCCCCTATAAACGTCAGATAAAGGTGGATGCTCGAAGGGCCCTTAGTTATTTGGCTCAAAGCACAGCCTCAGATCGCGTATTATCACGAGCAGTAGAGATCGACAAAGTGCTCAATGGGAGAAGTTCCTATATCTCTCACATAGTGCATGATGAGATCGTGCTTGATTTTTGTGAGAGTGATAAGGATATTTTGCCCCAAATTAAAGATATTTTCGAGACTGACGGCTTTAAATCAAATTTTAAAGCAGGAAAGAATTATCTTGAGCTGGAGGAATTAAAAATATGATTTCAGTGGTGGGACTAGGCACTGGTGCTTCTAACCTTGTTGAGAAGTTTAAAGGCAGACCAGAATATGATGTCTATCAAATGAATGATGGCGTAAAAAGGAGAACGAAGCGCAAGTTTCGCCTCAAATGTTATGCCGAGCCGGAATTGTATGAAAGCAATATTCCTGATGTCGGTAGTTTTTTTAAAGATTTGGGGGAAAGGGTTCAATTCTACATTATGGGAGCAAGCTATAGTTCAAATTATACTTTGGCTATTTTGGAACAAATTAAAGATAGAAAAGTTGAGTTGTTCTATATCCGTCCAGACGTAGAACTGCTTTCAGGTGTGCCAAAGTTAATCGAAAGAACTACGTTTGGTGTTTTACAGGAATATACGCGATCCGGGTTGTTCGAGAGTATTACTTTGATTTCTAATTTGTCTATAGAAACGATTGTGCAAGATATACCTGTTAAGGCATATTACGATACTTTAAATGAAACTATCCAAACGGTTGTTCATTATATTAATTATTTTGAACACAATGAGCCGGAAATCGGAGTGGTTTCGCAGCCTTCCGACATTTCTCGAATTAGAACCCTTGGTATGTTGGATATGGAAAATCTCGAAGAAAAGTGGTTTTTTAATCTTGACATAGATAGGGAGTTATGTTATTATCTTTGTATCAATAAGGAGAAATTAAAAACTGATGGGGGGTTGCATAGGCGTTATGTGGAAATGTTAAAGAAAAAGCCGAGAAATGCTTTTCGCAACATTTCTTATGCGATTTATGAAACCGAATCAGAACGAGACTTTGGTTTTTGCGTTGCCAGAACAAACGTAATACAAAAAGACGCTTGACAAGCTACGTTGAGTGTGATACATTAGGTGCCAAGGAACGCTTGGTATACTTTATCTAAAACAAAAACAAAAGGAGGTTTTTAGATATGAAAACTAACAATGAACTGATGAAACGTAAGTGGGCTGCCCTTCGCGGCCAGCTTAAGGGTGGGGACGAAAATTCAGTTTGGTTTAAACCAACGGAAGGAACCACTGATATCCGAATTGTTCCTGCAGAAGATGGAGACCCCCTGAAGGAGAAGCATTTCCACTGGATCGGCCAGGGACAGAGTAAGAAGGGAATTCTTTGTCCAAAACGTAATTTTGGTGAAGATTGTCCAATTTGTGAATTTGCTTCCTCGATGTGGCGCGAGGGAGTCGACAACAACGACCAGGAAAGCAAAAATCTTGCTAAGTCCCTCTTTGTTCGAACCCGCTATTTTTCGCCGGTTGTGGTTCGTGGTCGAGAAGAAGAAGGTGTTAAGGTGTATGGGTATGGTAAACAGGCATATGAACTTCTTCTTGGTTATTTCCTTGATACCGAGTATGGCGATATCGCTGATGTTGATGAGGGCACTGATATCGCTTTGACATATACGAAACCCACCAAAAAGGGAGAGTTCCCTCGGACGAGTCTGAAAATGAGACGCAAAACGTCTCCCCTGCTTGAAGATGGAGATGCGGTCTCCTCCCTCCTTGATCGCATGCCAAATATTGATGCACTTCACGAGCGATTGTCCCCCAAGCAGGTGAAGGCTATTATGGATGAGGAGTTCTTCGGAGACGGTTCCGCAGAAGAACTTTCATCTGAAACCGTTAAATATGGGCACCATAAGAATAATGATGTAGACCGTGCCTTTGACGAGTTGCGCCGAAAGACAGGCTAACAATAGCAAAGACTCAGTGGGCCACCGCTGGCAGACCGGTCGAGAAATAGTCTGCCTCTTTTTTTTATGGGGTTGGTTTTATGAATAAGAAATCCTGTGGATACTCAATTGTGATTTCTGCAATTCGGCGTGGCCTTGATCACGAGGGGGCTAACGAGGCTCTCAAGGAAGTTGGTTGCGAATGCATAACCATTGAGGTGTATCGGGATTTGAAATCCAAAACCCCACCTCCCTTAGGGGAAATACGCTTACAAAAGGAGCAATGAATGGCGAGAACAAAATCGCAAAAAACTCAGAAAAAGCCAGGGAGAGTATCAGTTCAGGACTTGATGAAAGTCGTTAATAAAAAAGCAGGCAGCTCGGTTGCTCACGATTTGACAAGCGAGAATCCAACTGCTGTTAAAGAGTGGATTCCGACTGGCTCAAGGTGGCTGGATTCCATCATATGTAAGGGAAAAATCGCAGGCATTCCGGTTGGTAAAATTACGGAGATCGCCGGCCTGGAATCAACTGGAAAATCGTATATGGCAGCTCAAATTGCAGCAAATGCACAAAAACAGGGCAAAATGGTTATATATTTTGATTCTGAGTCTGCTATTGATCCATCATTTCTGGAGCGCTCGGGGTGTGATTTGGGACGCTTACTGTATATTCAAGCTTCATCTGTGGAGTTTTTGCTTGAGACGGTAGAAGATATTCTAGGTGCAACAGATGAAAAGTTGTTGTTCATTTGGGATTCACTAGCTTTCACGCCGGCTGTTTCGGATGTTGAGGGGGATTATAATCCCAATTCTTCGATGGCCGTCAAGGCGCGTATCTTGGCTAAAGGTATGTCAAAATTGGTGGTTCCGATTGCTAACAAGCAAGCTACGTTTCTGGTTCTAAACCAACTTAAAACCAATATTCCACAAGGCCCAGGCGCTCGCATTATTGCGATGACTACCCCATACGTAACGCCAGGCGGCAAAGCGATGCATTATGCTTATTCTTTACGTATTTGGCTTACTGGTCGCAAAGCTAAATCTTCCTTTATCGAAGATGAAAAGGGGTTTAGGATTGGCTCTGAAGTCAAATGTCGACTTGAAAAATCTCGCTTTGGAACACAAGGTCGTTCATGCGCATTTAGAATTTTGTGGGGGACTGAAGATATCGGCATTTGCGATGAGGATAGTTGGTTTGACGCAATTAAATCTTCAAATTACCTAACCTCAGCCGGCTCTTGGTATACTTTGGCGATGCCGTGCGGGTATACAAAAAAGTTTCAACCTTCGAAATGGGTTGATCTCATTACGAACGATGAGGTGTTTAAAAAGCAAGTCATCAAGCTGATGGACGAGGAGATAGTTCAGAAATTCCATCGAAGGGAAGGAGATGCAGATTCATATTATGCGGAACCCGAAGATCTAACAGTTCCTTTGAAATAAGATAGTTTATTGTTGACTTCGCCCTCCTGATCGTTTATAATTGTATTCGGTCAGGAGGTTTTTCCGTCCAAACATCGCCACATGGAGTAAGTATGAAAAATTATGGTTATGCATGTATTAACAAGTTTTTTTCTGAGCGCCCTAAGTCGCAACGCATTACGACCAATCGCACCATGATCAAGAGAACTTTTGAAGATCGTGGTATTGCGTATGCTTCTGAGTTGGCATTGCAAAATTTGCGTGATCTACATAAAATCTTAGAATGGAATCTTCAAAACAATATTTATTTTTTTCGAATGTCTTCTAGTATTCTTCCTTGGGCAAGTGAATACAACATTGAAGAAATGCCCAATTTTGGAGCCATTCATGCCGCTGCACTTGCAGTTGGCAACTATGCTCGACGACACCAAATGCGGCTTACATCTCACCCAGGACCGTTTAACAAGCTTGCCTCCCCTCAGGAGCGGGTATACAAACTTACCGCTGCTGATCTTACTGTCCACGCCGAGTTGTTTGATCTCATTGGCTTACCACGGTCTCCATATGCCAAGCTTAATATCCATGTTGGTGCCGCATACGGAGATAAATCGTTTGCGCTTGATAATTTCTGTCGCAATTTTGAGCGTTTACCAGAAAGTGTTCGCTCACGTCTTACTGTGGAGAATGATGATAAGGCTTCCCTGTATTCTACTAAGGAATTATATGATGGCGTATATAAACGCATAGGCATCCCTATTGTGTTTGATTACCACCACCACATGCTTCATCCCGGCAATCAGTCTGAGCAAGAGGCTCTTGAGATGGCTCTTTCAACGTGGGGTGGCACCAAGCCTGTGGTTCATTATGCAGAATCTCGCTCGATAGAGCATGGCAACCCCAAAATTAAACCTCAAGCCCACTCAGATCGAATCATTCGTGCTTTTGATGATTATGGATACGATTTGGATGTTATGATTGAAGCTAAATATAAAGAACAAGCGTTATTGGAATATCGCAGAAAGTTCAATAACCCATTGAAGGAGGTATCATGAAAAGAGTTTTAATCATTGACGCTCTAAATGCTTATTTGAGGGCTTATATTGTAGACCCATCGCTCTCCACCAACGGCCAGCCGATTGGTGGGATTAAAGGGTTTTTCAAAATTTTGCAAAAACTATCACGCGAGACAAAGCCGGATGAAATAATTGTGGTTTGGGATGGTCCGAACGGCTCCAAGAGACGCAAGCTGATGGATAAAAACTATAAAGAGGGCCGAAAGCCATTACGTTTGAATAGGGCCTATAATAACTTATCGGAAAGCCAAACAATAGAGAATAAAACATGGCAACAAATTCGCATCATGGAATATTTGAATCAAATGCCCATTATTCAAACAATCATTCCTGAAACCGAAGCTGATGATGTGATTGCATATATTACCCAAATGGAGCACTATAAGGGGTGGCAGAAAGTTATTGTATCCAATGACAAGGATTTTATGCAATTATGTGATGATGAAACTATACTCTTTAGGCCCACTGCCAAAGAGGTTTTAAATAAAGAACGAATTATAGAAAAAACCGGAATTCATCCCACCAATATGGCTCTTGCGAGAGCGATTATTGGAGATGCCTCAGATAACCTACCGGGCATTCGAGGGGCCGGATTTGCAACCGTGGCGAAGCGGCTTAATTTCCTTTCGGCGGATAAAAGCTACACCATTCGAGATGTTATTGATTTTTGTGGCAAAACCAATAGTAAATTAAAGTTTTTTGCTAATATTACCAAGGGGGAGTGCATTATCGAGCACAACTATAAGATGATGCAACTTTACACTCCCCAAATGTCGTTTCAAGCCAAAATGGTTGTAAAAGAGGCTATCGAGAATTTTGAGCATTCTTTTCACAAGGTTGAGATTATAAAAATGATGCGTGAAGATGGGTTTGGGGAGTTAAAGTGGGACGATCTACAGGGTAGTTTAAATCGTATTTTTCTTCACAATAATGTTCCATCTTAATGTGTTGACATTTTTCTGAGTATGATGTATTATACCAAAGACTAAGGAGGGAAGCTTGCCAGACGTGAATTTTGGAAAATATGGAAAGTCGTTTCAGGAAGGCCTTGTTCAGCTCATTTTTGATGATCGGCCTTTTGCGGACCAGATTACAGAAGTGCTTGATATTAATTTTTTAGAATTACAATATCTAAGAGTTTTTGTAGAGAGGATTATGTCTTATCGAGTTAGGTATGGCAAACATCCGTCCGCTGAAGCGATGGCTACCATTTTGAATACCGATTTGGAAAATGAAAGCGAAGTTCTCCAGAAGCAAGTTCGGGAGTATTTCCAAAAGATTCATTTGCGCGAAATGACCGACATTGAATACATCAAGGAAGTTTCTATTGAGTTTTGTCGGAAACAAAACCTCAAAGAAGCAATGCTTAAGTCTATCCCTCTAATGAATGCATGTTCTTTTGACGAGGTTTCAACTCTCATCAATAATGCGTTAAAACTTGGTTCTGATAATAATTTTGGATATGATTATTTGGCAGATTTTGAGGAGAGATTTGTTCCACGCCATCGCCACCCTGTAACCACGGGCTGGCCTCAGATTGATCAAATATGCGGGGGTGGGCTCGGTCAGGGGGAATTGGGGGTTGTTATTGCCCCTACGGGAGCGGGGAAATCAATGGTTCTTGTGCACCTGGGGTGTCAAGCTATGAAAAACCTAAAACCAGGCCATGCAGTTGTTCATTATACTCTCGAATTGCGTGATACGGTAATTGCGAATCGTTATGACTCGTGTCTAACGGGATACCCTCTTACGGATATTCAAAACTTTAAATCTGAAGTATATGAAAAGGTTAAAGATCTCGAAACTTCCTTGATAGTTAAAGAATATCCAACTAAATCTGCTTCCACTAATACGATTCGCGCTCACTTGTCTCGCCTTGTTCGGAGAGGTATTAAACCGGGAATGATTATTGTAGATTATGGCGATTTGCTAAGGCCAGTTGTAGTTAGAAAAGAGAAAAGAAATGAACTGGAATCTATTTATGAAGAACTTAGGGCAATTTCAACAGAATTTAAATGCCCATTGTGGACAGCCTCACAGACAAACAGGTCTGGCTTGAACGCCGAAGTGATCACCATGGAGCAAATTTCTGAAGCTTTTAGTAAGTGTTTTGTGGCAGATTTTATTTTTTCTGTCTCCAGAACTATCGAAGATAAGCAGAACAATCGAGGTAACATTTTTGTTGCAAAAAACAGGAATGGCCCCGATGGAACTGTGCATCCAATTTATATGGATACATCCAATGTGGCCATTAAGGTATTGCCACAGAACAATCCTGGCGCTACAGCTGGCGCCGTTCCCTTGAACCCAGTAGCGTTGAGCACATCAATGCAGAGAGAATTACTTAAACAAAAATATACAAAACATAGAAAAAGGAATTAATATAAAATGAGAACAATAGACAATATTCGTAGATTTAGATTATCTGATACTTTTATTGAACCCTATAAGGATAAAGATGTTCCATGGGGCCCGCTGGGGTATATCACCTTTAAGCGAACATATGCTCGACGTTTGGATGAATTTACCCCAGGAGCAGAGGGCAC